CCTTCATAGGAAAAAAAACGGATTATTTTTATATAAAAGCAAATTCATTAACATTAATGAATACAACTTTTAAATTTCAAGGTGGGATGACAGAAAAAAATATAATTTGGTATATTGTTGATTCATTTAAAGCTACTAACACTGCTATATCGGGAATTGTATTATCATCTTCTATTGAACTAAATTTTTCATTACCAATACAATATAGATTAAATAGTCAAAATTCTGGAGTAGACATACAATTGAATGTAAAATTATTATCTAGTGGACCAATAACTTTAACTAATTCCACTATGAACACATTATCTATAAATTCTATAAATGATTATGGCACTGAATCAGTAGTATGTTATGCTAAAGGCACATTAATAGCTACAGAAAATGGGTTTGTTCCCATTGAAAAAATGAAAGCAGGCGATAAAATTATAACCAAGGGAAAAATACACAAAAATACATTCATAAACAATGAAGAAATGAAAATAGAACCTGCATTATGGATTAGCAAATTTAAAGTAATTCATTTGAATACGGATTCAAGACCTATATGCATTAAAAAGAATGCGATAGGAAAAAATCAACCATTCAAAGATTTATATGTATCACCTAATCATAATTTGTTACTCAACGAAAAAATGGTATCTGCTAAAAAATTAGTAAACGGAACAACCATTTTCCAAGATATGGATTGCGAACATGTTGAATATTACCATTTAGAATGTGAAAAACATAGCGCTATTATTGCGAATGGTGTATTATCTGAATCGTATTTGGACATAAACAATCGTGACGTGTTTGATAATAGCATTCGACTAAAAACTAGAGGACCAAAGGCTAAACGCAATTTAGCATTAATAAATCATCAATGATTTAGGTCTAACTTTCCAAGTAACTCGCTTTGGTATACGGGTGTATTTGGGTACCCAACTTTTTTGCAGAGCAATCTTTTCTCGGTAACAATAAAAGGAACTTCCCCATTCATCACAATTCAACTCTAATTGCATCCATTCATCATATTTATCTGGGTCATTTTTTTTAAATTCGTCTACTGTCATTTGTTGTTCTAATGTCCTGCACAATGGACATTTGATTGGATTTCCATTTTTAATATGAACTTGAAAAACAGAATGAACATTGACGCACGGTTCTTCTGAACGAGCCTTACATTGTTTTGCACAGGTCACGCAAATTGCATGTTTACAATTATCCAATTGATACATGTGTTTCATTGGTTCGAAACAAATAGGACATTCTTCCATTTTATAATTTTACTAATTACTATTTTATAATCAATTTTTTACTGAAAGGATGATACATAAAAGTTAAAAATAATCATGATACACGGAAAAATAATAAAAAACGTAGGCAAAAACAAATCAAAACAATTTTGTTGACACAACATCATATACATGATGATTGGAACAATAATTAATACTCCAGCTACTTTCCATGTATGTGAATTATAATATTTATACTGGGTTATAACATAATACAAATTAATTATATAAATTCCTAATATTACTGTATATACGTAGTTTTGTTTCATTTTATCTGAACATACTGCTTTTCTACAGTACAAGAATAATATTAGACTTATAATAACTACCATAATAACAAATAATTTAACAATATCATCCATATACTATAGTATATAACTTTTACTAAATTGTATATCTATATATTATGCAACGAATTTTACCTGAAAATTTGGTACCTGGCAGAGAATATCGTATTCTTGTTCAGTATTATGCAACTCATCCTATACCACCAACTATAATTAGAGTTGGAACATTTGTTAGAATGGAAGAACTAAGTGGAGAAAGATTCGCAAGATTTTCAAATGTAAACAGTGAAAATTTTGGACTTCAATCGAATCCGTTATTTAACATTAATGATTATCATTTTTATCAACCTACCGAACATGTGATGTACGATGAATTAATGAGAAAAAAAGGTTTACCTGATTTAGTTGGTTCTTACTGGACAAAACCAAAAGGTGGTACCCGAAAAAAACAAAGAAAAATAAAAAGAAACCGTAAAACCAAATAAAATCTAAACATGGAAATAGGTTTTTATATTTTCAATACACGTTTTAGATAATTTTCGTTTACCACATACAAATGTAGCCAAACATTCTTTATTTTCCTGCATTTTTTTTTCCAATTGAAAAATAGTTTTGTATTCCGTCATTAGCGCCGTTGCCGTTGTACTACTTATTCCGGGTATTTGAGACAACATAATCACATCAATATTTTCTGGTGTAATTTTGTCACGTTTTTGTTTCTTTACCGTAGACGTGTAATCGGATTCCGTATGCGGTTTCAAATCATCTTTTTGTAACTTTTCAAACAGAGTAGTTACAAATTCTGCCGTTTCATCTATCGACTCTGTTCGAAATATAGTAAACCCTTTGTGGTACCATATGCTAATCAAACTAGACAACAATACTTTTTTGGAAAGACTGCACGCATCATTGAGCGAACCTTCAATTAAATATAAAATGTTATGGTTCAGTACGGGTGATTCTGATAACCGAAAGGATTGTTCTTTGTATCTACCATCACAGATGCTAGATGCAAGGTCAGCAATTGTTTTTCGTTCGATAATTAAAAGTTCTTTTCCATCTTTTTCAATCGTTATGTCCCCCAACGTCAAATTTTTAGGTTCGACTTGGATGCGTTGCAACAATGCCTTTTCACGATAATCAATGTTCAATTGCATTCTACTATAATCACACGATATGTGTTTAAATGAAAAAAATAATAGTTTACTGCATAACACGATGAATAATAAACATTGCTTTGGCTATATAACTTCCCATAAGAACGGCCAAACATAGTATAGATGCTATTTTATATATGTATGAATCTTCCGGTTCAACATCTTCGCGAATTTCATCATGTATAAACATTTCTACTTCTTCTATTTCTTCCTCTGAGTTATCACTGAGTTCAAGTGTATTAATATCTGTATTATTTAACCATTTATCGTGCATACTTGAACATTGGGTCAAATATTCAAGCGATATCGTATTTTCTCCTTTTCGTGCTCGACTTGTGCAGCGTTCAAAACATACATCAGGGTCGGTCTTCAAATAAATAATACCTGTCATCACCACATCTTCTAGAAATTCGTTGAACCATCGATTGTAAATCTCAAACTGTTCTTGTGCAATGTCACCGCTGTCATACAACATTCGAGCAAACACGTAGTAATCGGCCAATAACGACCGCTCTGAAATCAGAATACAATCGGGATACTTTTTTATTTCTCTCTTCAAATAAGCCAAACGGGTAATATAGGCCATCATTTGAAATGCAAACGCATATTGTTTTGGGTTGGCATAAAAGAGTTCAATCATATTTTTTTCGTCGACAGATTTGATACTTTCCCATTCTTCTACTGGTTCAGGAACGTACACTACTGGAATTCCATCCACATGTTTCAAGTGTTCTTTCAACTTAGCAATAAACGTAGATTTGCCTGAACCGATGTTTCCTTCAATCGAGAATAGCTTCATTTTACTGATAATCAAGAGATTATTTGTTATTCAATTTTATTTTTGGACTATAATCTTTTCCGTACAAACCGCATTTTTGGTCGTCTTCTCTTGCCCGTTCTGCATATTCTTTATGTTTTAAACAATAACTGATATCATTAAACCGGCGCACATTTGCTACTTTTGGTTCTTTGTAATGAATGCAATCAAAACAGGAAGGTAACATAGTTGTAGTATATAGATTATTTTAAATTATAAATATCCTTATATAGTTCAAATGGTATTTCCCATTGCATACAATAAATATTTTCTTCATCACCTGTATTTCCAATCCATATACCTTCCAATGCATCTTCATCATGCCACGTGTTTTTTACCCAACAATTTGGATATTTAATCAGTAACCCTTCTAACCATTCATAATCTGGATTCCATTTGGTAATTTGATTGAATTTGATAATGTTGTTCGTTTTCTTTTCAATCCTTATATTTTTGTAATAATAAAGGTCATCAGATTCTTCTGCTTTTACTAATTCTTTTGTATAAAGCTCGTTTAGTTCCTCTGTATTCTGACATGCTATAATGATGTAATTGTAACATTCATTGGGCATGTTATAGTACACTCAAATCATTTTAAGTAATTATTCAAAACACATGTTCAAAAATTTATTCAAATTTTCTAAAGTAGGTTTGGCATCAAAATCGTATACTTTCCCGTCTTTAATCAACTTAATAGTTGGATATGTTTCTACATCATATTTACTAGCAAGAGATTCGTTTTTATCGCAATCTATTTCTGAAAAAAGTAACGTATAATTATTCTTCTTTTTTTGTTCCCAGTATTTTGTGAATTTATTCCATTCAGGTCTAGCTTTTACACAATAGGGACACCATGTTGTATAAAAATAATACACTTCGGCAGTAGCAACAGGTGTGGAAGTTTCACTTTTTTTGTGAAGTCGGCGGTAAAGATAATAGGCAATAATTGCACATGTTATACTTATTGCAGCAATGATACTATATAACATATAAAAATACCATATATAAAAAAAATATCTATTCGGTAATTATAATTTTTTCTAGTTTTGTACAACTAAATAGTAAAGGAGTATACCTTTCTGTAGGTAATACATTAATATTATCATAATAACGTTGAATTTTGGAAGGTTTGTCTAACATTTTTAAATAAGTTTCAATTACATTTCCATCTAAAATTAATTCTTGGTCCTCTGCTTGGTACGGTACAAAAAATTGTATTTCAGGTTTTAATACAAATAATTCAATTTGCTTGTTGCGTATCAATTCATCGGCTAAACGTTTATAATAATCATTTTTTTCAAAGGTGACCAAATTTATTTTGGGTAAATACATTTTAGAAGAGTTGCAAAATCCGTTGGGACATTGTTCCAACATGTCTTGTATGTATTCTTCTGGTATATCGTTGACCCATTCTATTTTATGGTGTAAATGAGACCGTAATACTTTATGTATACGCTCCGTGACTTCTTTTAATTTAACAGCATACGATTTTGTAGAATGAATTATTTTTTTGATGGCAAGCCGTTGGTCTGAAAACGTATGCAAATTCAAGGCAATCATCAATTGATTTTTACAATAGGTAAATCCATATTGTTCATATTTAATTCGATTGGTGTTGGATATACGTGCAACATCTTCAACTGTATTTGTAAATTCTACAAATTCATGTTTTAAATTTCCATAATAGGGTTCTAATTTTATTTTTTTAGAATTAGGTGAAATGATACATGGAACATAATGAAACGTTTCAGTCAAAATTCCAATAATTTCATTTTTTTTGTTAATCACTTTATATTGTGGCTGACAAGGTATATGTAACGTGGTGTAAAGATGTGTTAAAAATGTGACGGTAGACTTTATCTCTTGCAAAGGTGGGGTATGTATTTCTTCCAGTTCACGAATCATTTCACTTGGATAACACGGAACATAAAACTGATTGATTACAAATCCAATACATTTATTGTGTTGAGTAACTTGTTGTATTTCTTCATACGTATCATACAATCGGTCGTACATTTCAACCGATGTTATATTCATGGTAGGTGTATTTCCATCTAACTCATAATCAATAATAGGCCTGCATTTTTTGTATGTTTCTTGTATCGTTTTAAATGCATCTTTTACTAATGGGTCATTGATATCAAACACAAATTCGACATTAATTTTGCTTTGCGGTTTTTTTATGATAGGTTCATAGCAATTATCTTTTTCAAAATAATACAATAGAATACACTGTTTTTTGTCATCGAATTGTTTTCCGTACGTGTTCGACGGACATACCAATTCAACGGAATCATCGTTATCTTTAAAAATAATAATATTGTAATTATGAAATCGCGTAACTAATTCCCATCCTTCTTCATGTGTAATGTTTTTAGTATCTTTTGTAAAATCTTGAAAAGATAAATATTTATTGGATATATTCCCATTTTGTATATATTTAAAATCATTTTTCATTCCTTGAATATATGTTTTGAAATCAATTGCCTTTTTAGTTAATGAATAAATAGTATGCATCGTGTACAAAAATTGGTATTGTTTATTATGAACTCCCCAACGTAACAATTCATAAGGTGTAGTGTCGACTGAACTACGAAATACTTTTTTATCTACTAAATCAAAAAAATCAATCAACGGTTCGGGTAAATATCCAAATTTAAAAATACCTTCTTTCGTGTCAATTGGTTCTACTTTGCCCACAATATATTGGTTGGTAGTAAGTTCTTTTGGCTTATCTTTGTGTTTTTTTTCTTCATCTTTTTTTTTATGAAGTATTCCACCACAACAAGGTAAATTTCCTTCCATAAAATAAGGATATTTAGCTGGTTTTTCTATATGAGCTTCATGGTGGTAGGTAGGGTATTCATAATATTCACTATCTACGTTTAATTTGTATCTGGTTTCTTTACTGTTAACGTGATATCCGAAAATATCTTTTTTTTCACGAGGAGTTTCAAAATCACCTTCATCTAAATAGGCTTTTGATTTTTTAAAGGACCAATATTTTGGACAGAGGAGTACATGGTCATCTTGCAATGATATATATTTATCTCCATTTTCCATCGTATCCAACCGGTCTCGATACTTTTTATATTTTTCACTTTCCCATTCACTCTTAGAAACAATAATGGGAACGAATTGCCGAAGACATTTTTTGTTGTAATCTATACCAGGTATTTTTAGATTGTATACATGTTTTAAACGTGTTACAGCAAAATTTCCATTTTTTAAATGGTACTGTTCTACACTATTGTCATTGTCTAACTCTTTTACTCCACCGCCTTTAGTTGGTGCACCTCCAAATGCATCGGGTACATCTTCAAAATCTTCTACTACGGTTTGTTCGATAGGGGCTACCGTCTCCTTTTGTACATCTTGTTTAATATCCTTCAGCTCTTTTACGACTATGTTTGCAATACAATTAAAATTTTTTTTGATGCACGGCAAATAATGAATATTATTGATACCTTCTATAATGATAGAAGGAGGAGAAGATAAAAAAGTTACTTTGAATCCAAGATTGATGTTGGGTTGGTGGACGACCGTTTCTTCCGATGGTGCGTACGTTGTAAACAACATGTTGGCATCCTCATCGGATAATTGAAACATGGATTTTATTTTTTGTATTATTTTTTTCTTTGTATCTATATTGGTCATGACATATTTAATAACTTGTTCGTATAATTGGTTCGTGTTCATTTCAGACGTGTACAAATAAATAAATCTATCTTCTTCTTTTACGGATATATCTAGACATACACTTGACACATAGGGTAATTTATCTTTATGGTCTAGTATGTTGGTATTTACTTGCAACACATATTCGATTGCATCTATTTTTACATTGGACGCACTAATGGTGCTAGATTCAGACCAAGGATACGTATATCCAGATTGATAAACCGGTTCTTTTACTATGGATAAAATGGGTAACAGTATTTTTTGAATTTCTGCATTCAACTCTTCTTCAGCAATAGCTTTATTTTTTTTAAGATAAACGGTGATAGAACCGTTTTCATAAAACATTACACAAATGTTTCGGTTATCTAAATAAATGTTGACGGATTTTACTTTGATGTCTTTATCTCCAATATGAAATATTACCGAATCAGGTAAAAATGGAATTTTTTTATCATAGATATCTTTTTGTTCTGTATACAATTTATACAGAACCGTTTTCCCTGTATAATAATGTATCATAGGATACGTTTCCGTAGCATGAAATAAATTAAATATCGATTCCAACGATAGACTAATACGATGTGTAGGTAAAATAGTAAAGGTAATGGACCGAACAAAAGAGGCTGTTATCTTAGATTCTTTTTCATTGGATAAAAAATTTGCTTTTTGTTCGACTCTACTTTTTAATACGGGTAGGTCGTCCATGGAAGATTCTGATTCAAAATAAGAAGGTTGAAGTTCTTTGTCAACATTGGATTGTTGTACTACATAAAGTGTATCTTCTAAAAAAGGTAAATAATCTAACAACAGAGTCTTTTGTAAATTGGCAGGAACATGGTTTAAAATTCGATAATCTACACTATTGAACGGCAATGTTTTTTTGCATAAAAATGGGTTGGCGCATTCTCTCAATATATGTCCGATTGGAATAGTTATGACATGTTCATCTTTGATATCTATCATACTTAGAAAATCATCATAAGTATATTCTTTAGCTTTTAATTGTTTTTTAGATTCAATCGATAAATCCGCTAATACATGTTCCATATCTTCTTTTACAATCGTTTCCGTCTTTTTCATCATTTCTTCATATAAGGTGTGCACATTCATTTTGCGAAGTTGGTTGGCAAATAAATAAATTTCATGAGGTTGACATCCTAATGATTCACTGATTTTATATTTAATCATTTCAATCGTATCATCTTCTGCAATAGGTATATCAAGTATAGTTTTACTATCTTGATTGATTTGTTGAACTATCATATATTGATAAAGTATTTAATTTTTAATATTTTATAGTATATGGCATTTACGCGAATTCATGATGACCCAAACCGTGTAATGAAAGATTTACAACAAAGTACAGACCAAGGACTCTATTATCTAAACCAACCTGGAAATGGTGAACGTCCTCCTTTTATCGTTGACCCTCAAATTATTCTTCAAAAATGGGGCGCCAATTTGCATGAAGACCGCATTAAAATCGACAGCGAACTGAAAGGAATTAATTATAAATTGTCTAAAACACCACCTACTTATCATTTAACCACAACTCCAATTTCCTATCCGGATTACAACAAAGAAATTACAAGTCAGCCACGTGCAACCCATCCAGTGTGGAATGCACGTGATTTGAAACAATATAAGGAAACACCGTTGCCTCTTCCCGCACAAGAGAATATAGAATTACCTTTCCATGCTTACATAAGTACACGTATTTTAGAAAAAAATAGACAACAATAAAAGTTTACGTATATTTTGTTTAACTTTAATTAAAGAATTTGGAAATGATATAGGTAATCCTCTATTTCCCTTGATAAATACAACTTCATATTCATTCCATATTGTATTGTAATAGTGTGTATTACATATATCCCCTAAAAAAGGTTTTAAAACTTGTTTAGATTTAAAAGTAAAATCTACATCTTTATAATAGGTCATACATGAACCTATGTTCCAATTATTTTCAATTACTTTTCTAGACATTAATATTTCTTTAGATTGGATTGCATCATCGAATGTTTTTGCATAATTTGTCATACTAAATATTTCACATTGAATTAAATAATTTAATGTATTTTTATCCATAGAAAAAATATAAGATTGAACATGAGAATGTGTAAACGGTTTATTACACGTATTTATAGTACTTCCAAATAATTTTACATTACCTTGTAATCCATTCAAATAAACATCTGTCCATTTTCCTGTAAATGTGGATGGAAGATAGGGTCCTATCACAGATGAATTTACAAATATAAAATGTGTATAATTGTCATATAAATTATTGGTCAATAATGCATCACTCCATCCTCCAAAATCGTACCCAATATTATCTCTAAATAGTTGTTTTACATAAGTGGGAACTCTAACTTTAGTATCCTTGTTATTACATATAATAATAAAATCTATGTTATCCTCTTTAACTATACAATGGTTAATAAAATATTCTACTCTTTTGTTATAAATATGAAATACATATAATACAAGTACTTTCATACTATATATAAGTAATTAAAAACGTTGTAATCTTTTTAAAATTTACTTGATTTGTCTGTTTAATTTCATACTATTATATTGTATAATAGTATGCCAACTAAAAAAATAATATATCCAAATGGGAATATTTATACAGGCCAAGTAATCGGTGATGTTTGGCATGGTCGTGGAAAAGTGCAGCAATTTGAGGATGGTAATTTAATAGAAGAATTTGAAGGTTATTTCAAGAATAATGCACGGAATGGAAGAGGTAAATTAACGACCATAACAGATATGACTAAAATCAACAAGGGTGAATGGGTAGATGATGTACAACAAGGTAACGCTCATATACAGGAAATAAAAGATGGAGTAGTTATTCATGAATATAAAGGAGAAATGGTAAACGATATGCGGAACGGTCAAGGAACATTACATGTCCGTAGACCGGATGGTAGTATTAAAATAATGTATACTGGTCGATGGTATCAAAATTTACCAACTCGTGGAAAATTTCAATATTTTGATGGTGAGGGTCAATTAATAGAAGAATATAATGGGCCTCTACATCAAAATAAACGTTATGGTACAGGACAATTAATTACATACCACAATAAAAAACAATACTACATATATGAAGGCGAATGGAACAATAATGTTAAACACGGTGCCGGAGTAAAATCATTTACAACTGGATTAACATGCAACGGAATTTGGGATAAAGGTAAACTTGTATCTGGCAAATTAGTGTATAAAGATGTAGTTCTTTCGTGTACATGGGAAGATGGCGAGGTATTAAGTGTGAATCATGTATCTAATCCTAGAAATATTGTAGTTAATTTAGAATTATTTGTAGAAGATGAAATATTTAATCGGTACAGCGATGTTAAATTTGATACATTTGATATGTATGCATTACTCGGTTTTTTACAAACAGAAGAACAAATAACAAGTTTTTTGAAAGATATAGATGACCGTAAATCATCGGCACGTATTGTAGCTATATGTCATGCAGAAATTATGCCTGCATTTCCTTTATCTATTTCAAACTTACAACGTGTTTCTCAAGTTGAAAATGGTATATCTAGTTATAATGTATTAGAAGAAACCATACAATTATTACGATTACAAAGAATACAAGAAGATGATAAATATATAGAACAAATTGAGTTATTCTTTAAGAATGGATTAATGAAACGTTGTACACCACAAAAAACCCCAATTGACCCTGAAAGAATTAAATTTTTACAAATGTGTAAAACAATAAAAAAAATTCCAAATCGAACTTTTGCTTTTCAACAACCTATAATAAATAAAATATTTAGCGTAACTGGAGATGATATAAACTTATTATTAGTCTACAATGATAGAGGAGAATATGTAAATTTGTTTACACCTGATAGTGCGAATATTACATTACAAAATTTATTGAAACGTATTCCAAATTGTTCCAATTGTATATTAATTGATAAATCTTGTTCAAGTGAACTTGAACCTATCGTTCAAAAACAAATACAATATATGGG